AGTAACTCCCTTTTTTGCGCTTAGCGCAGGTGCTAGCTGCACTGCATTTGGTTTTTGTTCTGCATGATTTGCATGGTTTGAACATTGGTCTCTCCGTCTAAATCTGTTTGTCTGTGGTCAGGAAGGCATCGAGATGCTCAGCTTTCAGTCGAGCTACGATTTCTTTCCCAGTGATGTTTTTGTCCGACATGATATCGAAGCCTTCTCTCATCCACTTCTCAACTACAGAGGTCGGGATAGAGGCTACGCGCATGAAGTTGCCTTCGCGCTTTCCAGTGCTTTGGTTACGCTGGTCTTTGATGCCGTCTAGAAATTCTTGTGTGATTGTCTGCGAGTGTTCTCGCACATAATTGTCGTTATCTGAGGCTATCCATCTGGTATTTACGCCAAGCAGATTTACGTCCGATTTATCGGTCATAGTAACTCCTTGATATGTAGAGGGGGTAAAGGCACGAGAGGAGTGCTAAGGAGAGCAAAATACACTCCCCTCGCCCTTATTAGTTAGTCCTAGCTGAGGCCAGTAATCATACCGGAATCACCGTAAGACATATGCTTCAGTGAGTATTCACCCACGATTGCATGACGGTCGCCATCGCTATCTTTAGCCAGCAATGTGCGCGTGAACGGGCGTAATACGCACGAGCGGAACATTGATGGGTCGATTAGGAAGGCGTGTGTGGTTAGTTGGTGGCGATTAAGGATAACCTTGTATTCGCCGTATGGACTGCAAAATCTTCGCTTTAGGGCGTGAACCTAAAACCGTCTTTCGACTGCTCATAGTTTCCTATGAGATGAGACTATATCATCATCACATTGTCGTGATGCTCTGCGCTTCCACGCTACTCAGCGTGTACTTCCCGAAGGAATAGTCGTTGCACCTTCCTCTTTCGAGGCTTGGCTCAGGATTGCCCACAGCCTAGCTGTTTGGGTGTTCCCTGAGTTCACAGAGTTTAATGTACGCCAGTTGTCCTTAATTAACGTACAGGTCAATCGCATTAACCAATGTTTTCGCACCATCGTTGATTGTACGATTGCGTCCAGCTGCTCCAGTGAAGCCTGACACAATTTGGGCGTCGGCGGGTTTAATCATGAAAACGCTGACATCTGAACCATTGTTGTAGCAGTCCTCGCCCAGCTCAAGCAGCTTAGCTTCAGTCAGAGCATCGGTGGCGTTTGCTCCAGCATCGACAGTCGTGGAGATTTGTGTCGTTGCACTATCCATCTCACGAGCTGTTGTAGCATCGCCAGCGACCTTAGCGTTAGCTTGCCCAACATAGGCAAATTCCAGGTCTCTTTTTATGCTTTTTAGGGCCTTAGCTAGCTGGTAAGCTGACTCTTTAGCTCTCGCATGGAGCGCCACGGAATCGGCTGTAGCTGACACCTCGAATACATCCGTCAGGATTTGAGTATTGTTAGTGCGCATTGTGGTTGGTGTACGCGCTACATTAGTAAATGTGCCACCTTCGAGTTGTTTATTATCCTGCGCATTTGGCAACGCATCTTCTTGCCACTCAAATACACGAGCGTTCACTTTTTCCGATTTAATCATTGAAGTAAAAGGCGTGTCCGATGGGCTTAGCATCGTAATAATCGAGCTGACATCTTCTTTTTTACCTACTTGGTCGTAGGTTAGGTATTCATTAGCCATGTTTTATTTTCCTCATTAGCTATGGGTTTAAGCTTCCCATCGCGAAAGGAGAACATCAGCAATATCGTCTAGGTCGTTAGCATTACCTGCTAACATACGAGCCTCTGCATCTTTAACGCGCTTATTCTTTGTTTGCGCAGCAGTTGCTGGGGCTTTGTTAGACTTCAGTACCTTCTTAACAACTCGTTTCTTTTTCGTAGTCGTCACCTTCTTAGCCTGGTCGAAAAGACGGGCTTTGTTGATGATTTTTATTACATCAGGTGAAACGATGTTATTGACTTCTTCAGCAACCAGCCCTTGCCCAATAGCATATGAGCGAATGTCATCGTAAAGCTGGTTATTCCAGTCTGGAATGTCCTGCTCTAGCACTTTGACAGCCTCTTTAGCAGCTTCTTGCATCTGCTCTTGCTGTTGAGTTTGTAGCTGTTTGTAGAAGTCATCAGACTGTTCTTGAACAAACTTCAGGTCGTCATGCGCATCTTGCGCTTCTTTCCTGAGCTGAGCAAAGTCGGCATCATTCATATTCTTGGATGCTAGAAGCATATCAACTTCTGAATAGGGCTTATACCTTGCTTCGGCACGTTCAAGCATCTGAGTAAGAACGGCGTCAGTCTTGCCGATATTGTCTTCTGCTTTCTTTCGCTGGTCAGCGACTTCTTGGCTTTTTCTGGTAAGACTGGCTTCTTGTCCGTAGAGACGCTTCAGTTCCTTAATCGATGCCTGTTTGGTAGCTCCATCAATAGAGATTTCAATGAGTGTATCGTCCGTCAGTTCGACTTCTTCGATTTCTTCTTCATCTTCATCACTATCGTCTTCATCTACCTCTTCATCAGGGTCAGTTTCAGCTTCTTCGTCTGTCTGGTCTTCTTCCAGCTCTTCCTGTTCTAAATCGTCTGCCTCTTGATTTAGTTCAGTAGCCTCTTCAGTCGCTTGTTCAGATGGCTCTTCAGCGTCTTCCCAGCGTTTTAATAAGGCGTCTGCAGCTTCATCAACATCCATTGGTTGGGGCTGCGTATTTTCTTGAGTATCTAGCACGTTATTCATGGTGCTTATTATTCTCCGTTGTTGTCACTTAATTCACTTTCACGCTTAGACATGATGCCGTCTCGCACTGCCACACGCTCTTGTAGTGTGTGCACAATCCCGACCAAGGCTCTGTAGTGAAAGTAGGTTTGCTCTCGTTCTGAAGGCTCTCCAGCTTTGCTGTTGCAAAATTGGCTGAAGGTGTCTTCAACTAGGTTATTGATGACGCTGTTGAATGTTTCGTTTTTCAACAGCGCATCAGCCTCGTCCCCTTGGGAGACGAGGTTATCTTCTGATTGCATTTGCTCTCCTTAGATTATGATTGATTAACCAGTAGGACTGACGATGCCTCGTCTGTCTTCTGTGGTCTTCAGCAGCTCAAGTTCGCCTTCATCAATCTTGACCTTATGCCCGAACTCTTGCTCACGCAGGTCTTGCTGGTCTGATTGTAATGCGAATTGTGACTGTGATTTTGCTGCATCCAGCTCAATCTTGGCAGACGCCATTTGTGCATCTGTCTGAGCTTTCATTTCAGCAACCGCTGTCTGACGCTCTTGAAGTTCCATTTGCTTCATCGCCATCTGCTGCTGCATCTCTTGTGCAGGGTCAGGCTGTGGTGGTGGCAACTGGTCAGGTCTCATCAAGTATTCATCCACATTTAGGATGCCTTGTTGTTCGAGAACCTTCTTCATCATGTTGTATTTCTGCTCTGTGCCATATAGCGGCTGCAGCGCAGGGTCTTGCGTCATTAGACTGTGTAGCGCGAGATACTTCTGTGCTTCACGCTCCTGGTCATTGTAACCAAGCGTCAGCTCTACAGAGACATCTCGTTTTTCCTTCCAGCTTTGTGGGTTGATTTGAACAAACCCGCCAGCGATATCTACGACCTTTTCATACTGCTCATTTTCAACAATGAGCCTGTATATTTCGTGATAGAGCGGTTTGACAAACTGTGAAGCAAAATTACGCGCTATGATTTTCATGCGCTGCTGTGACATCGTCACAAGCTGCTCTACCATTGCACTGCTGTTTTGCTTGGAAATAGCGTCTTTGTTAAGTCCAGTGCTGAGAGATGAAATAGAAGATGTATCTTCTTTGTCTTCATCAAGCAGATTGATTGTCTGGAATATGAATGGGTTTAAGGGTGCTTGAGGCATCGGTGTGATGGCATCAGGGCGAGTGACGTTAATCAGACCGCCTTGCCTATTAGATATTAGCTCCCTTGGGTTCGTAAGCGAACCTTTTGTCACCATATATCGAGGATTATTGGTGATGACTGCATGGTCTAAAATAGAGCGTGTCAGAACTGTCTTAGAGTTCTGCGCGTCCATCAGCTTTGCAGCAAAGTTAGCACCATAGAATGAGTGTGGTGTTGGTAGTGGCGTGAATGTAATAAATGGACGCCTATCCACCTTCTCCATCTCAAGTATCTGATTACCAGCTTTAACAACTTTATAAAGGCTAGCTGTACCAGTGGCGTCAGGGTCGAGGTTGATATACGCCTCATAGACCATGATTGTGCGCACCTGGTCGATGTAACCGTGGGCGTGGTTTTTTCTGTCACCGCCTATCTGCTCAAAACGTGCCAGTATTTCTGAATCTGTTTCTAGCTCTACGTCTTCATGGTCTGTACCAATCTTCTCAATCTTCTTCTCGTCATACCCCATCAGGCGCAGCTCAGAGATAGATTTGCGAGTTCTATGCGCACAGAAGTCTACATCTAAGGACGCAGCCTGGCTTTCGATAAGAAACTCTTCAGAAGGAATAGGCTCAATGCAGACCTGAGATGTATCAATAGAACGCTCAATAGTACCGCTGATTAGACCAATATCGTTAGTTTCACTATCTATTAGCTCGATGTCGTCTTCTGCTAACAGAAGGTCTAGTTCGTCATCAGTGAGGTTCTGAAACTCTTCTTCTTGGCCCTCTGTGCGTTGCTCCCAAAATACCTTCACGACACCAACACGCGCCATGAGGCCAGACATTATGGTTTGTTGG